CTTATGGCCCTTTATTTGCTCCTGAATTTGTAAATAACTTGGATAAGCTCATAGAAATAACCCAAGAACATCGGATTGTGGTGATTTCAGACTGGAGGTCATCTGGGTTGATTATTCTTAGGGAGATGTGGGGGTTTAGAAAAATGCCAGGAGAAATAGTAGGTAGTATAGAATATGACCCTAGAGGTAATTGGAGAGCAAAGCAGATAGAAATCTATAGAGCCACTTGCCCTAAGTCAGAGCCTTTTGTTATACTTGATGACATGAAGTTCTTTTATACTGATACTGCTTTATTAGAAAACCTAGTTCATTGCCCTAAGGGTCTTACTGAGGATGTTATACAAAAGGCAATAAAAATTCTTAGGCCATAGAATAAATGTAAAACTCCTTTCTATATTTGGAGAATGAAAATAGAGATGCAAGAAAGGCTCCCAAATACGGGGGATTCAAATAAGTGGCGATTTACTGTAGGGAAGGTTAATCATAAAGGCCTTTCTTGTGTTATTAGAATCCAGCCTGATGGAACTTTGTCGGCTATTATTGTAGGGGAATCTATAACTGATAGAAAGGCGATAGTTGAAATCTCATTGGAGGATTTGGGTAAGCAAATAATAGAATCCCACCTTAATACCAAGTAAACCCATAATTCCTTATATATGAAAAATTTTGATAGCTTTGTTAGGTATGTATTTTTGTACTTTTTGCTGCTCTTTATGATGCCGGCTTTGAGTACTGTTAATCAGGATTTGGTAACTTCCCAACCTGGAGTAGTCACTCAAATCCTGGTCTCTTTGGCACTTATGAATTTTGCAGCCTATTTATCAAACTACAAGGAGGGCGAGTTTTCTCTTTTTAGAATCTCAACTTGGCTTCAGCAGATTATAAAAGCTTTAGCCCGGGTATTGACTTTGCAATTCAAAAACCTAAGTAAATATGCCAGAGAGAAAAAAGAACCCGTGCTCAGAGAAAATGCTAGTAACAGCATTGTTGTTACCCCAAATCAAGAAACTCAATATACCCCTGGGCCTAAAGCTGGAGCATTACCAGGAGATTCTGCCGGTAGAATTTAGCACAGGCCCCATTAAAAAGCCAAGAAAGTATACAATAAAGCCTTCTAGGAAATATGTTGGGGTATTTGGGACCTTTAACAACAGTATAGCTTCAAAGAACATAGATGTTGTTCTAACTAAGAACTGCTATACTAAATCCCACTACGCTCTATCTATATTCAACCTAATGTCACCGGGAATGGAAGAGCAAGCGGGTTATTGTAAAGTATTGGCATTTAGGCGAGTTTTGGAAGCTTATGAGCAAATCCTAAGAAACCTAGCAAATGAAACTGCTTTAGCCTATTCAAACTTTACCCGACTTGGTATAGAGGCTATTACAGAAGAGATGATTAAAAAGCCATGACCTAGAAATGAAACCTAAAACTATCTCTGAGCACATTCTACAGTTAGAAGGTCCCATAAGGGACAGAGCATTAGCTAATATGGCTAAATACAGAAGCCATGACCCTATGAATGACACAGGGAATCTAATAGTGGGAAGCTTGCATGAGGCAGTATTAAGAGCATTTCCTTGGAAACAGGATGATTTTAGGTTTTGGTATAGTATATACTATGACCTCTTAAACCGAGGGTATTAAAAATCTCTCTACTAAATACTAGGCCGGGGAAATAAAATTCTCTGGCCTTTTGATTTATTATATACTAGGGATTATCTTTGATATTATTAAAAAAATCTCTAATTCAATGAGTCCACTTAAAGCACTACTAGAACAAAAAGAATACCCCATTCAGGCGGTATTGGCAAATCAAGTTGTAACTCTTCAACAGGATGAGGAAGACCCTGAAAAGGTATTGGTTATCTATCCGAATGGGGGTTCTGATAGTCTTAGAAAAGACAGCCCTCTTCTCCAAGTTGCTGAAGCCACATTAGATGGGACCCGGCTATGTATCCCCGTGGTTATCAAAATGGTAGGGGGACGGTTTCAAAGGTTTCAATTGAATTGCCCTAGTTTAGGGGTATCTGTATACTTTTCTTCCAAGAACCCAAGAACAGGAAAAGACACTGTAAAACTAACATTCAAGAAAGAGGAAGTGGAAGCGATGTTGGAAGCTTTTTCTAAGGATAGGATATAGAATAGATAGAAATTCTATCACTAGAGTTTACTTTCTATTGCATTATTCATTACTTTATTCTATCTTTAGGGATAAATCAGATAAGATATGGAAATTCCCACATACCCCCAATTCTTTCATAAGCCTGGAGTATATCTGGCTTTGTTAGATGATTTTCAAGTTTTGTATATTAAAACAAAACAACAGGATTCTCCTATAGATTGGGAACCGGCATATGTTACACTGGATGAGCCAATGGACCCGGTTCTATCTAAAATTGATATCGAGTCTAGAGGCTTCTCAATGATAGAAGAAACAGAGTTTAGAAAAGTATATGACAGGCTAGATTTATTTATGGATGCCTGCAAGAATCCCAACTAGACATGGGAAATGGTTGAAAAGAAAAAGGGGGCATTGCCCCCTTTTTCAATTCACAAGTATCACAAGTGTATTTTCTACTGGTTCTTGGCAGCATTACTATCTTTGATGATAGCTTTGATTTCATGCTGGGCTTCTCGTAGAGCTTTTCTGACTCGAGTACCTGCGGCTTTTTGGCCTTTGTCAATGCGGATAGCGTCCTCTGTCAAATCTTTGATGTTTTGGGAAAGGCTTTGGATTCTTTCCATGAATGATGATGGCATAGTATAAGAATTAAGAATTTGGGTTTTTACTAAATAGCATGTATCTGATACGTTTGAAAATACCCGAGTTTTGGCGGCTTTCTAGTAGGGATATTCTATTGCTTAACTCCTCTACCTTTTTATATAGCTCTACCTTACCCGCAACCAACTCGGATGATACCGAAACTAGCTGACTTACACTCTCGGACATTTCCCTGATAGGGCCATTTCCTGATATAGCAGACTCTAGCTCAGTATCCTTTTTAGCAATCTGCATGAGCAGGGATTGAACCTCTGTAATAGAATCCCTCAATAAGGCCTGAGTAATAGCTATGGAGTCTACTTTTGACTCCAATTCCGATATTTTTTGGTCAATTTCCATGAGTTTTTGTAAGAATAGTAGATACAACCATAGGGCAATACCATATTAACTAAGCTATATGAGAGTTATAAGTGTCTGCGGGGGAAATGGAGTAATATGCCACCCTTTCAAAAAATACCTGTTGTTTAATATAGAACCCCGTGCTGTATTTCATAGCCGAGATAATAAGCAATGGTATAGTAACTTTGAATGCCCTTTATATAAAACTATACCAAGGGATACCGAGCTAGCAATAGACCTGATTTTGGGAGCCCCTGATTGTGGTCATAGTTCAGTACTAGCATACTCTAGGGCAAAGAAACTGTCAAACATCAAAGACAATGATAGCTTCAAAGTCTTTGTGGAGGCGGTATCAAAATACAATCCTAAGATGTTCTTTATGGAGAACTTGACGGCATTATTCAAAAACTTAAGCCTCAAGGACTTTGAAAGCCTTTTCCCAGGGTACAAGATAAAGATGTTTGAATCTTCTGTTGCTAATTTTGGAAACTCCCAAATTACCCGAGTTAGGCTATTTATATTTGGTGTTAGAAAAGACCTTAGGAATTCAAAGGCCATATTAAAGAAGATAAGAAAGCCAGAGCTGGATAAAACACAGCTACTCAAGGTTAAGGATTTAGCACCTACTTGCAATTACCCTGATATTTCACTTGGCCATGTTAGAGAGCCCGAGGATTCCCTTATAACCATATATGCGGGAAAGAAATTGCCATATGCCGAGATAAAGAGGTTATGGCTTGAGGATTTCAAGGGTTTGAGTAGATTTCCAGTTAATGATAGAAAATTCACTAATGCCCCAGGGGTATATAGAAACCTTCCTAATAAATACCCAGCCACAGCTAGAAAACAGAATAGACAATATAACCCAGAGGGGGATATGATGACTCCTAGAGAGCTAGCGAACATTCAGGGAATCCCTTTGTCATTTAATATATACATGGAGGAAGATAGACTAGGGTATTGGATAAATAAAGGGAGAATTACCGTAACCAAATGTCCCCCATATGAAATCGGAGTATGGTTAAAGAAGCTAATTGTAAAACTTAATAAAACCCAATTATTGTAATATGGAAGCAAAACCAATTCTTAAGCTTAACGACAGAAACCCTAGCGTATTGGAATGGCAAAAGATTCTAATAGACCGAGGCTTTCTGGCTATAAAAGAGCCCACTGGTTTCTTTGGTGCTCTAACAGAGCAAGCAACCCGAGCTTTTCAAAAGGCTCATAGACTAAATCAGACCGGAATTGTAAACCTATCCACATGGAGAGTAGTTTACCCGGGTATTGATGATAGAAATATGCCCCAATTCCTAATGATTCATACCACTGCGGGGAATCAAAATAACACTGCACAGCAGATAGTAGATTATCATGTGAAGACTTTGAAATGGGGTAGACCAGGATATTCTAAGATTATAGAGGCTTCAGGTAAGGTGGTTAATACCTGGCACGTAGACCTGACTGATGGTTTTCAACCCTTTGAGATAACCTATGGAGCTGCAGAGTTCAATCCAATAAGTATCCATTATTGCTGGATAGGCGGATTGAGAGATGGTATAGCTGTAGATAACAGGACACCTAATCAAATAGAGAGCCTCAAAAAGCTTATACTTGATACTATAATCGTGGCTCCAAATATCAAGGTAGCAGGTCATAACCAATTTCATAATAAGGCTTGCCCTTGTTTTTGGGTACCAGATTTTTGTTTAGAAATAGGTGTACCTAATAATAACATCTATTTCAATGACCCATTTGGGTATAAGAACATGAAGTGGAAAAGGTAAACCCCGCCCAATCATTACATGACTATTGGCATTAAACTGCATAAACTAATTATCATCGCCTCAGTTGCGATATAGTTTATGTACAGTGTAATGCCAAGACAGTATGAAGATTGCGTATAACCTTGCCTTAATTGCCATAGTAATTGGCCTTATTTACCTTATATTTATAAAGCCCTCTGAATCAGAAGAATTGGCTGAATACTTTAAGGATAAGGCCTATGTTACCGATACTATTAGAGTCCCTGTACCATATAGTGTACCCAGGGACTCTTTTATTTATAAGGTACCTCCTCATACCGTATTTACCTATGAGGCATCTATACCTGAATGGTATTTTAATAACCTTAGAGATAGCCTTATAAGGTTGTATAAAATCACAGTTAAGGGTGATACAGTAATCAAGGAGATAAAGCCTGATTTTATAACCCTTTACCCAGAAGCCAGCAAACTAATCTATGCGGAGTTTCATAGAGACAGCATAAAGATGGACCTTCTAAAGGTAGATGGTAAAATCTATACGAACTTCTACCCATTAAACTACAACAGATACAGTTACCAATGGATGGATAACTCTCTTAGGGCCGAGGAGGTAAAAAAGCTACCTATGAATTCGAGTTCCAAGAGATTCCTAGTATCTTCTTTTGTATACGGAGGCTATGATTTTATGATGAGTAATCCCATTATTGGTATTGATGGGGCTATTTATAAAAACCGATATAGAATGGGTGCAAATGTAAATTTAGGGATAGATAAAACCCCATACCTACAACCCACTATTACTATAGGGTATAAGCTTAAGTAGAATGCCAAGAAACGTTAGTAAAGATTATAGGCTATCTGCTGAGGAGCTAGCTATTGTTAGGCTAGTTTCTAAAGACCCTATTGCCTTTGCAAGCTTTGCAAGTATAATACATCCACTACATGGCAAGATACCATTCCACCTTTTTGATTTCCAGAAGGCAGTAATCTTCCAGTTTCTACAGCATGACCGAAACATTGTATTGAAATTTCGCCAGGCGGGAATGACCGAACTTATAGGACTGTACTGTCTTTGGTTTGCAATGTTTCACCCATACAAGAACATTATCATTATCTCTATCAAGGAGGTAACAGCAAAGAAGTTTCTAAGGAGAATTAAGTTCATCTATGAGCATTTACCTGACTTCTTAAAGGTAAGGGTTGTAAATGGCAAAGGCGGTAGTATAGGGACGGAGACTGAGATAGTATTTGCAAACCATTCTACAATTACATCAATCCCTACAACAGAAGACGCAGGTCGTTCGGAATCAGTTTCCCTTCTTGTAATAGATGAGGCAGCAATCATTCGATGGGCTGATAAGATTTGGGAAGCTGCTTGGCCTACACTTTCTACAGGGGGAAAGGCTATATTAAACAGCACTCCGTATGGTACTGGTAACTTATACCACAATCTTTGGACTCAAGCTATATCTAATGATATTGCTATAAACCCCATAAGGCTTCGTTGGTGGATGCACCCTGAAAGAGACGAGGAGTGGTATAAGAGGGAAAGTAAAGTACTTGGGCCTAGAAGAACAGCGCAGGAGATTGATGCAGACTTCTTATCTTCTGGTAATACAGTCTTTGACCTTACGGATATAAGGGGCATAGAGGATGAGATAGCTGAGGCAAAAGTGATAGAGTCTCGGTTTAATGGTAATCTAAGATTATATGAACCCCCCATCCCAGGCAAGACATATTATATCGGGGCTGACGTAGCAACTGGGCTTTCTGAAGACTTTTCAGCCTTTTCTATAATGACCCGAGAAGGAAAGGAGGTTGGATGTTATAAGGGAAAGATTGTAGTGGGCTCTTTTGCAGAGCTTCTAATGGAGCTTGGGAATAAATACAATAAGGCAGTATTGGCCCCTGAAGCAAATGACGTAGGTTTAGCGGTAGTTAGTAAGATACAAGAGGCTGGATATCCAAATCTATACTATTCAACGGCTATTCTTAAGAAGAGGGTGGAATTTGGGCACTGGGGGGACGGACTAGACACAGAGAAAAGGCCAGGTTGGTATACAACTGGAAAAAACAGAAATACTATAATACAAAACCTAGAGGAAGATATACGGCTAGGTAGGATAACCATAAGAGACCCATTCTTTGTCACTGAGGCCTATACATTCATCTATGATGAGAGAAACAAGCCTATAGCCCAGGGAAAGAATAAGAGAGGGGGAAGCGAGGATACTCGGTATACAGATGACTCTATAATAGCTAAGGCTATAACAAACCATATAAGGAAGAGAAACTTCGATAGCTCTCCTTTGATTTTACCAAGATAACCATGGGTATACTAGATAGCTTTAAAAAACTTTTGGGCCTTAAACCTTTAGAAGAGCTAGCTCTAAAGACTGACCCCAATAAGATAGATATAAATGCCCTACCCCCAGGTAGGGTTAGTTCTCCCAATGTGGGCCAATACAAAAACTACTTCGATGCCCTTGATGAGGGCCTTGTTGTTGTAGACCTAAACTTTGATAGGAGAGCTATACCAGTTATCCGAAAGCTAGTAAAGGTTAATCCTAACTATAGCCAAGCGGTTAATAGTTTGATTAAGCTATCAAATACTGGCCATAAGATTAACTTTGACGATGGGGTAGAGCCCGATATGGTTGATGAGATGCGTCGTCACTTGTACAGGAAGAAGCTAGAGTGGTCAGAGGGAACCGCTGGGATGGATTCTCTTATAAATAAGATGCTTGCCCAGGCTCTTATAACTGGAGCAGTATCTAACGAGTGGATACCCGATATTAAAAAGACCGGTATACGAAAGTTGGCTTTCGTAAACCCCGAAGATGTGGTATTTATCTACGATAGGGAAAATGATAAATTCATGCCCTACCAAAGATTGAAGGACTTTAGTGATTTACCCAAGTCCTATGTAACCACTGTTTATGGGGATATGGGCTTTAGGAAACTAAATGAAAATACCTACAAATACTATGCTATAAACGGGGATGAGGAACTACCTTATGGCTATCCTCCTTTTATGGCTGCCCTAGAGGCTACAGTTCGCCAATCTAGGATGTTGGAGAACATGGATTTCATAATAGACCAATTTGGAGTAATTGGTTTCTTGGAGGCTCTAGTTAATAAACCCCAAAGACGAGAAAACCAAACAGATGCTCAATATAGAGATGAGATGGACAAGATACTTACGGAGACTAAGAAAAGGATTCTCAATGGGTATCGGGATGGAGTTATAGTTGGTTTTGAAAAGGAACATCTATTCAAATTTAATGCTATACCAAAAACCGGTATAGAAGCTTTCAAAGCCCTATTCACTGAGAATGAGCTACAAATGCTCTCAGGCCTATTGACTGATGGCTCTCTTTTGGGTAGAAGTTATGGTACTTCTGAAACCCAAATCACTGTGGTATTTACAAAGATGCTCTCGGAGATTAAAAACCTCCAGAATATCATAAAGAGGAACTTGGAATATGGCTATTCACTCGAATTAAGGCTAGCCGGGTTTAAGTTTGAGTATCTTACTGTAGATTTCCACAGTTCCACTCTGACCGATGAGCTAAAACTACAACAATCAAAAGAGATTAAACTAAGAAACCTAAGAACCCTCTTTAGAGATGGTATAATTAGCCAAGAAACTTATGCTGATGAGATGGGTTATACTAAGCCCGATTTAGATGGCCCAAGGTACCTCGATAGTAATATACAGGAGGAGGAAGAGGCTCGAAAGAAAAGAGAGGCTCAGAAAGACGAGAGTGATAGAAGAAGTAGAGATAGGAATAGACCCCAACCCAAAAACTTAAAGTAACATGGCAGCAGATAATTGGGAACAACTTACCTTAGGTGAGATATTTGTAACCCAGGCAGCAAATCTTAACAAGTTGCTTGCAGAAGTCAGAGAAGCCCAACTTAGGCTAAATGCGATACTTGCAGACATCAATAATAGGATAGGACTAGCTAATGCTACTTTAAGTGCCACTCTAACAGTTCTTGAAGCCTTAGATGAAGCCGGTTTCTATGTTCTTAGGTTAGCTCCAAACCAAGGAAACCTAGTTAGTAGAATCCAATTGGCAAATAATCCCCCCAACTTCGCTTTGGATTACTCATGCGGGTTAGTAATAGGAGCTTCAGCTCCTAATATCATTAAGCTTATACCTATGTGGCAAAATCTACTAAAAGTTCTAAGTCAACCTCTATAATATGGAAAACCTCGATTTTATAAAAATTCTCGAACTTCTAAACCTGATATACATAGGTTTAGTAATTCTGGGAAGCCTAAGCCTATTCAAACTTATAGACCCCCTACTTGAGAGAAAGGTAAGGAAAAGTAATTTGAAAAGTGTAAAACTTCTCATAACTACGGGCATTGGAATTTTTTTTGGAGTTGCCGGCTATTTTCTCCAAATCACTGGCCAAGTGGTTGTCTACTATCATTACAATAGCCCAAGTGAGTATGTTATATCTATACTACTTTCATTCTTCTGTAGTATCTACTTTTATGACTTGATAGTTAAACACATTATAAACAAGCTTAGCGTATCAAAGAACCCACCAAAAACGGATTCCCATGTATAATACTACTGTTCATTTTGCTTGTAACCAGGCAATAATTGCAAGAAATAGCCCTAATGTAAAAGATACCAAGGGGGTATTCAATGCTATAACCCACCATACTTCTCAAACTCAGAGATTCGGGCTATTTGAGGCTGGTACTCCTAATTTTCAAACCTATTACCCAGATGTAACACCTGAGGACCTTGAACCAAGTGAATCTGAGTATATCTACCCTCTATTCAGAGCTCTTTCCGAGGTTATTATAGATAAATGGACCCCTTATGACTTCTCAACACCGGGGGTTCTAAAGGCTTCTCTAGACCTTCTTGTGGGTCAAACAGTCTATGTAAACCATGATATGGTAATAGGCAATGAGGTGGGAGTAGTAGAAGCTTGCGAATATCAAGAGGCTTATATTGCTACTGGACCCGATGGTAAAGAGATAATGGTACCTGGAGGTATCAATGCTCGATTCAAAATAGATGGCAAGTCTAACCCAAAGACTGCTAGGGGTATTATGTCAACCCCTCCTACAATCCACTCAGTGTCCGTGACAGTCAATTTTGACTGGATACCTTCGCATGGTATGCCTATAGATGAGTTTTATGAGAAATTGGGCCAGGTGGGGCAGGATGGTGAATTGATAAGAGCCATCGTAACGGAGATTAAGTCCTACTACGAGATATCTCTTGTACCCCATGGAGCAGACCCATTTGCTCGAAAAATTGATGAGGAAAGCGGCAAGATAGTTTCTCCTCATATTGCTGATAGAAAGTATGCCTTTGGTAAAAAAGACAAGTATGAGTGGGTTAAAGAAGGCCATCAGTTTATAGCCTCAGACCTCTATAGTCAAATGTCGTTATCTTTTAATGGGACTATCTCGAATGGGGACGGTAAAAATACGATACCCACTCCTTTTAAGGATAATCAGGTTAAAGAAGACCCAAAATCAAGTAATCCCAATTTTCATAGTATGCAAACCTTGAATCCAGTTCAATTGGCGGCCATGCTCGGACTTTCATCCGAGCAAATTACGCCAGAAGCTGTGCTTGCCCAATTGCAGGCAAACCACAAGGAATTGTTGATACTCAGAGACGAGGTGAAAGAGCTCCGTGAAACCAAAGCAGAGCTTAATACCAAAGTTACTGAGTTGAAGCAATCCAATGACCAACTCAAACTTCATGCCAGTATAGGTGAGAACCACCTAAATTTGCTGAGAACTGAGACAGAACGCCTCTATCACCTGCTTAACCCCGAAAATCCCGATGTGGTTATGTTGACGTTGATAGCCCAATCAAACTACGAGGGTCTTCGCTCACTCAAAGCTCAATTTGAGTCTAGTGTAGACAAGAAGTTCCAAGGAGTTTGTAGAAGCTGTGGCTCACATGATGTAACTTCAGCATCTGCTTTCTACGCAGAGAATCCTAAGAACAAAGCGATGTTGAAAAACTCAGACCCTTCTAGCCCTTCTACTGCAGCTCGTCAGATGGAACAAGAGGCTATCGAGAGCCGAGTGAAGAATAGCAAGAGCAATATGTTCCTATAGTATCAGAGTATCAATCTATAAATTTCATTTACAATGCCTTCAACACTAGGAAGAAACGAACCCTATGCTGTATTTGAATACAGTGAAAACCATAAGCTCCACCTGGAGTTTATGGCAACTGGGGAAATCAAAAAAGGCGCTCCAGTAGAAATCAATGCTGATGGTACTGTATCAGCTCTGCCAGTAGGTGGAGACACAGATACACTCATCGGCGTTGCCCTGATGGACGCAGAAGACGAGGAGCTGATTACTGTAGCTGTAAGAGGCTATGCAGTAGTAAATGCTCACACTGCCGGCGCTCTAAACGCAGGTCTAGTAGAGTACAAGGGATATGCTCCCCAACTCGAGAAACACGTATACGGCACACCTGCATATTCAGCAGCTCTTGGTCTTAACCTAGACCAAACTACTACTGCTGGTGATATCCGAGTTCTTCTATTCATTGTATAACCCCCATTTCCCAAGAACATGGTAAACACCATAAACAGAACCACATATGATTCATGTGGTTACAAAGGCCAACTCGGAGAAATCAGTGCAAAGCTGTCTGAGCTGAGAGCCAAGAACATTGATGCAAAGCTGTCAGATGTAGTCAAGAAGACTCTCAACATGGATATGTTGGGTTTCTACCAAGGCATGGGTATTGACCCCTCTTCAGCTACCATCAAAAACCTCATGGAGCTGCCAGACGTCAGTGTACGCTTCCTGGTACCTGAGATGATTATGGATGCCCTTCGTTTGGGTCTTCGTAGAGCCCCTATTTGGCCCAACATCATCGCAGGTGAGCAACCAGTAAGCCAAACCACTGTAGTGATGCCCCATATAGATATGGCGGACTCTGCTCCCAGATACGTCGGTGAGGCTGAGAGCATTCCTATCGGTGACATTAGCTATGGCCAAAAAACCGTGAAGATTCACAAAATTGGCCGGGGTATCAAAATCAGCTATGAGGTTCGTGAGTATGTTGCCATCAATATGGTTAGCGTATTCCTGCAAGACATGGGCTTCAAGCTCGGTCATGCTCTGGATACTCTGGCAATTGACACTCTCATCAACGGTGACCAAACTGATGGTAGTGAATCTGCAGCTGTAGTTGGTATTGGAGTTCCTACAGCAATGGAATATGAAGACTTGCTCCGAGTATGGCTGAGAATGGGCAGAATTGGTAGAACCCCCGACTTTATCATCGGTGGTGAGACTATGGCCATTAACACTCTCATGCTTGAGGAGTTCAAGCAAAGATACCAAGGTACCACTGACAAAACTTTGGAAGTGATTACACCTATTCCTCAGAGAGCTTCCTACGCTATCCATGGAGCAGTCCCAGCGAACCAGCAAATCGTGATTGACAGCCAGTCAGCTCTGATTAAGCTGAACGCAAAACCTCTGATGGTAGAGAGCGAGCGCATTGTCTCAAATCAAACTGAGGCTACTTACGCAAGCTTGACAACTGGCTTTGCCAACATCTTCCGTGATGGTAGAGTAATTATGGACCAGAGCCTAGACTTTGCTAGCAATGGATTCCCAGCATTCATGGATGTGGACGCATTTGAGACTGTAGAAATCAAGTAAGGAAGCTTGAGGACTATTCTCATATAAATTCCAAACCCACCATTTATGAATAAAGCTAGGTATTTCAAGCTAGCTCCAGGTAAAACAACCTTTTTCGACATGGGGACCGGAGTAAATATCTCCGGCCCCCAAGTTGTTTTAGTGGAACCTGAGAAGCTAAGCAAAAGGCTAAACTTGGCTATAGGAAATAGCCAGATTGTAGAAGCTACTGAGGCTGAGTATGAAGCCTACATGCAGAGTGTAGAGCTCCAAAACCCAGTAGGGAAATCTATAAGCAACTCAGACATTACTGACCTTAATCGGCTAGTGAAGAAGTATGGAGTTGCAGAGGTTATTCGCCAAGTAACTAGAGTTGGGGACCTTAGAAAATCAGCTCAGCCTTCTGAGCCAGTTTACGAAACCCCCAAAGATGCCGCAAACGAGAATCCCCCAAAAGTCCTTACAGATGCTGTAAAGGAAACTGATGAGGAGGACATCGAGGATATAGAGGATGAAGATGATGAACTCATCTATACCGAGGCGG